CAAAAGCGGAGACCCTAAAGGCTTGCGGAGATTAGAAACCCTTTGCCATTTTCGGAAGTGGGCAGTATCACAAAGGCGGTCAGCAAAGGCAGAGACTTTTGCCCTTTGTGGCTTGATGAGACTTTTTGCGCTTTCGGAAGGCTTTCGGCTCACGCATAGACTACATATTCCGCACGAGACGAGGGGCAGAGGACACACACACAACGCAGGGCGGTCGGGGGCTGCTCTCGCGGAAACAAGGGGAAAATCCTTTTCCCCTTGACCCCATTGTATTGATACACAGCCATTTCGATTTTTGAGTCCTTGAAAAACTCAAAAATCTCTTAAAGCCCTGCAAATTCTTACGCTTTTGTGGTCTTTTCTAAGCCGTTTTACGTCTTTTCCTGGCTGTTTCTGAAGCGGTATTTTTGCGCCATAAACAAACTTTATCAGCGAAAAATGAGTGATTTGACATCGAAAGCAACTGTAGAGTTGCAGATAAACGGGCAACAGGCGCAACAGACACTTTCACAACTGCGCCAAAATGCCTTGCAGTTGGAATCGGCTATCGCCAAGGCTGCTGCCACGGGCAACAAAACCGACCTGAAGCGCCTGCGTAAAGAACTCACGGACACCAAACGGCAAATCCGTGAGATTGAATCGGCAACACAGCAGGTGGAGCATGTCATGCGTAATCTTGACAAGGCTACACCGCGTGAGCTGAACAAGGCGCTGCAAACGCTCAACCGCCAGCTGGACTACATCGAGCGAGGCAGTGAGGCGTGGAAGGCACAAACGGAGAAAATCAAACGGGTGAAGGCGGAGCTTAAAGCGGTGAACGACCAACTGCGGGACAGTGAGGGGTTCTGGGACCGCTTTAACCGAAAGATGAATGACTGGCAGACGACACTGGCTGCAGGGGCTGCTGCCGTCACAGGCCTTGTCATGGCGGGACGCTCTGCCGTGAAAGCGTATGCGGACATGGACGCAGAAATGGCGAATGTCCGCAAGTTCACAGGAATGACTGCGGAACAGGTGGAGCTGCTGAACGAGGAATTCAAGAAGATTGACACACGAACTGCCCGAGAGGACTTGAATAAACTGGCAGAAGAAGCTGGTAAACTGGGTAAGACTTCACAGGAGGATGTCTTGGGATTTGTCCGCGCTGCCAATCAGATTAACGTGGCTCTTGATGAGCTTGGAGATGGAGCTACGCTGACGCTCTCGAAGCTGACTAACATCTTCGGCGACGAGGAACGCTTGGGCACGGAGAAGGCTTTGCTTGCCGTGGGTTCTGTCATCAATGAACTTTCGCAGAACTGTACGGCATCGGCTCCGTACCTCGCTAACTTCGCACAACGAATGGCGGGTGTCGGCGCACAGGCGCGAATGACAATACCTGAAATCATGGGGCTTGCTGCCGTGCTGGACTCACAAGGTCAGAAGGTGGAAATGTCTTCTACTGCCGTGTCGAAGGTGATTATGGACATGTTCAAGCAACAGGACCAAATCATCAAGGCTACTGGGCTGAATGCACAGAAATTCAAAGAGACGGTCAAACGGAACACCAATGAAGGCCTGCTGATGCTACTGGAGCAATTGCACTCCTTGGGTAACATCGACGTGCTGGCTCCTGTCTTCAAAGACATGGGCGAGAATGGTGCCCGTGCAGCTCAGGTGATTTCTGCACTGGCTGGTAATCTGGAAATGATACGCTGGGAGCAGGAGGAAGCGGCTAAGGCTTTTGAGGAAGCGAACTCGGTCACGGAAGAATACAACGTGCAGAACAATACGGTGCAGGCTGGACTTGACAAAGCTCGCAAGCGTGTATCGGAAATGGCGGTAGAGCTGGGTGAGAAGCTGCAACCGGTCATGAGACATGTGCTTTCTTCTACCACGCTCTTACTGCGCTTACTCTCTACCTTCGTGGACTTCGTCGGTAAATACAAGGTGGAAATCATTTCGGCAGCGGTGGCCATCGGTGTGTATAATGTGGCAGTGAACCTGGCCACAATACGCACAAAGGCACTGGCTGCTGCTCATGCGGCATGGAACGTGATAGTCCGCACAGGTAATGTGCTGCTGCCTATCTATAACGTGCTGGTATTGGCTACATCGGTCGCATATAACAAGGTGGCTGGCAATGCGACTCGGGCAGCTGCTGCCACACGCTTGCTGAATGCTGCAGTAAAAGCAAATCCGTTTGGATTATTAGCTACGGCTCTCGTGGCAGCGGTGGCGGCAATAGCGGCATGGCAGTCCCGTATGCGCTCTGCCCGGGAGGAACAGGAACGTCTGAAGCGTGAATCTAAACAAGCGGCTACGGAAATCAAGGCGGTGGAAGGGAAAATCGGGGAAGAGACATCGGCTGTAAAACGACTGAAGGAGGCGATTGACAGCGAGAACATCGGCAGCAAGAAACGGAATGCGCTCATCAATGAGTTTAATTCACGCTTTCGCCCGTATCTTTCACATCTGCTGACTGAGAAATCAACGGCGCAGGATCTGGCGAATGCCTATGCTGAGGTAGTACGCAATCTTCGTTCGAAGTTACTGCTGGAAGCCAAAGAGAAGGACTTGAAGGAGAACGTGGGTGTACGCTATGGCTGGGAAGCACAGCGACTGGCAGACTATGACAAGGTGGCACGGGAAAAGGGTACGGCCATGACTGGTGCCTGGCTGAAAGCTGCCGTGGACGAAGAGTATTCCAAGGGGAACATGAACGTCAGGTCACTACAGGATGCTGTTTTCAAAAATCATATCGGACCGCAAAGGCAAAGGGAAGGATATTATAACAGTGTGGAGAGCCAGTTAGACACGTCATTAGGCGACCTTTCTACGGCCTACATCCGTCAGTATATCAGTACGCGCGTGCATGAGCAACGGGTGAATCGTAAATGGCAACCGTATCAGAAGGATATCGACGCGGCCATAGAAGCAGGCATGAATGTGGATGATGGTGGCGGCGGTGGCACAGGGAATGTGCCTACTCCTACGCCCACTACGGACACCGGTGGCGGCTCTACCGATAAGTTTCAGGCAGAAAAGGACTGGAAAGTAAGGGAGGAAGCCACTAACCGCATCGCTTACGCTACAGGCGAGAAGGACTACATAGCCTATACCAAGCGGATGCTGGAGATTGAGGTGGACTTCAACAAGAAGAAACTGGAACATACTGACCTCTCTTCGGATGAGCGGCTTTCCATTCAGGCTGCTTACTATGAAGCAGTGCAGAAGCAGACTGAGAATAACAATAAGCTGACCATCGAGGAGGAACAGGCTGCATACAATGAGAAGGTGGCGATTGAAAAGCAGCGGTTCATCGACGGAGAGGTGTCTTCAGCGGTGTATCAAGAGACATTGGAGCAGATGGAAATGGACCACCTGCGGAAGATGGCTTCGCTGTATGCCGAGGGTTCCAAGGAGCAGCTGCAAATCCAAAAGCAGTTGCAGGATAAGCTGGTGGCCAATCAGCAACGGCATCAGCGTGAGACGGAGGCTGCGGAGAAAAAACATCAGGACGAGCTGGCGAAGATGAAGGACAAATACTTCGGGGACAATCCTTCGGAGCGTCAGGCGAAGTATGCTGCCGACCTCGCCCTGCTGACGGAGGTGTATAACCGTGAAATCATCGCTGCAGGGAACAATGCCAAAGAGAAGCTTCGCATCGAAGAGGCATATCAGAAGGCACGAATGGCCCTCATGGAGCAGTATAACATCGAGGGGGCAGAAAATAACAAGGGATGGCTCCTGCAATGGAACGAGGACATGATGGAGTTCCTGGAGTCGGACTTCGGCAAGGCGGTGAGTGGCACGCTCGATGTGTTCACGTCGTCAATGAGCAGCGTGTTCCAACAGCTGACAACGATTGTTCAGGCAGAACTGGAGATACAGACAGCGGCCATCAATCGCAAATACGACCGTGAGATTTCACTTGCCGAAGGGAATAACTACAAAATCAAACGCCTGGAGAAGCAAAAGGAGAAGGAGATTGCCAAGGCCAAGAACGAGGCGAACAAGAAGATGTTTGCCATGCAGGTGATCCAGGCAGTGGCACAGACGGCTACGAATGCCATCAATGCGTATGGCTCGGCAGCGGCAATCCCTTTGGTGGGTTTCATCATGGCTCCTATAGCAGCGGCAGCAGCAGTGGCAGCGGGTATGTTGCAGGTAGCAGCTATCAAGAAACAGCAGCAGGCTTCGGAAGCACAGGGCTATGCCTCTGGTGGCTTCACGCCTGAAGGTCGCGTTGATGAACCGGTGGGTGTCGTCCATGCCGGGGAATGGGTGGCTTCGCAACGATTGGTGCACAATCCAGCTACACGGCCCATTCTTGAAGCACTGGACTATGCGCAGCGGACGAACACCATAGGCTCACTCTCTGCAGCGGATGTGTCTTCGTCGATAACGGCTCCTGCGGTGCTGGCAAATTCTGCTGTGCGCTCGCAGTCGATACCGCAACAGGTGATTGTGCAGAACGTGCCGGAAGCTCCTTCTGACAATGGGCTGACAGAGACAATCCGACTGCTCCGTGAGCGTCTTGATGAGCCGTTCCTGACTGTCAACAGCGTGACAGGGGAAACAGGCATCAAACAGGCGCAGGATGAATATGAAAAGCTGATTCGTAACAAAACACCTAAATCTCGTAGGACATGACTATCATCATAAACAAAAAGGAGGCAGTGCTGAAGAAAGGCACGTCGTTTGATTTCATCATGGAAAACCGCTTCTTCACGGGAGCTGACAGTTATACGCTGTCGATTACGTTTCCACTGAAAGGATGTGCCAGGAACATTGACATATTCGGGCATATCTACCGCAAGGACAGCAATCTTGATAAGCTGCTGCTGGAATGTGAGATTCACGATGCAAACTTCCATAAGTACGGAAGTGTGTCAATCGTGGAAATCTCAGAGCTGGAGGTGAAAACGCAATTCCTTGAAGGGCGCTCAGAGCGGAATTACTATTCTTCCTTCGATGACATATATATAAATCAAATCCCGATGTGGAACGTGCATGACTTCGCGCATTGGTCTGCAGACTACTACATGCGCTCTTATGACCAGATAAAGGAGGACTCGGAAGAAGATGGCATTGGCGAGTATGAAGGATATGTGTGCCTGCCATGGGTGAACAACACGACGGGGAACATGCAGAACAAGCTGACGGCACAGACGACACCGGGTATCTATTACTACACGGAGGGTAGCCGAGATTATGATGCGTCCATAGTGGGGATGCCGTTTCTGCTGAATGTACTCAAAAAAATCTTCAAGTACTTTGGCTTCACCTACGATTTCAGGGCATTGGAGCGGACGCAGTGGCGGCATATCATCATCTGTAACGTGCTGCCGATGGTGTGGCAGATACGCAATTTCCAGTCGGTGCTCCCGCATTGGACGGTGACGGAGTTCCTGGAACAGGTGGAGCTGTTCCTGAATGGGGAGTTCCACATCGACGAGAAAGGGAAGACAGTGTGGTTCTCGCTCAACTCGCAGACGTTTGACCAGATGAATACGGTGGTCATCTCGAACGTGGTGGAGGAACATCAGGTGGAGATTTCCAGTGAGGAGCAGTCAACGAATGACAACTATATCGAGCAGAAAAACCTGGCATACGCGGAGTGCAGCCATCAGATGTGGAAGTACTATTCATGCGACTGGGCAATAGGACAGCTGCCGAAGGTGTCGTGGACGAATATCGCTGCCATGCAAAGTGGCTTGGCTTCGTACATGGACTGCGCAGGGCCTTATAACCACAGATACTACAATTCACTGCACGTCTGCCGAGCGGAGAGCAGCTACTATGTCCTGAAGTGCTACAGGACGCAGACGATTAACAAGGTGATACATCACTATATGCGTCTGCAGCCCGTGAATATGTTCGGGCAGAAAATCGTCAACCGCAGTGAAGACGCACAGGTGGAAGAGCTGCGCATCGTGCCGGTGTGCATAGACCATACGGACATGACACGTGGGGATGTCATCTTCATGGAATGTGGCACGCTCGGCGACGATACGGAAGATGCGGAGGACAAGGATGAGAACCAGACGCAGGCGGTGAACACGATTTCTGCCGGGGAAAAGGAGAAGAAAGAGGAGTTCTTCGATAAGATTTATGTGGGCTTCTGGGATGGCAACCTCCGTCGTACATGGCCACAGATGCCGATACCAATCATTGACCCGTACATGATGGATCAGTTTAATCTGCTTATCCAGGCGCATTACTCCATGCGGCTGACTGGAGCAGAGAAGCCTGAGACACGCACGAATAACTACCACATAGACCAGTCCGTCAAGTTCACATTCAAGTTTCTTGTCAAGGACGGGGCTATCCCGGACGTGCGCAGCATCTTCTACATCCACGGCAAGAAGTACATGGCAGAAAAGATAACTGCGACGTTCTCTGCCGAAACAGGAATGTCGCAGCTACTGAAGATGGTGTGCTATCGGGTGCTATAGTGGTAACAAAAAGGCTGGATTTTGTGTTACTAAAGTCGTTCGGTAACAAAAATCGGTAACATAACCTAAAAGAAAAAAGAGCGTAACAGGTTGAACTGCAACGCTCTTCTTTGTTTTGTTACCACTTACTTGATGAGTGTGGCGAGATTCACGGAATGCCTTTCGACAGTGGTCTTCAGGATTTTGGCATACACCTGTGTTGTCTTTATGTTGGTGTGGCCCATCATACGAGCTACATTCTCGATAGGAATGTCGTATGAGAGAGCAAGCGTAGCGAAGCTGTGTCTGGCAACATGGGTAGTCAACGGCTTGTGTAGCTTACATAGCACCTCAATGACATGCAGGTAGTCATTGGCTTTCTGATTGCTGATGTGAGGCAGCTTGTAGTTGTACCTCTTCAGCACTTCCATGGCAGGGGGAAGGATGGGGGTGAAGAAGTTGCAACCTGTCTTCACACGCTTGCCATCAATGTAAGCCTGGCCGTTGACGATTTCGGTCATGGTCTCAAAGTCGAAGTTCTGACTGTCCACATAGGCAAGGCCAGTGTAGGCACAGAACACGAAGAGGTCACGAACACGCCCTTCTTTTTCGCCCATCTTCTGCTTACGCAACACAAGCAGCTCATCTTCTGTCAGCGGACGGCGTACTTTATACTTGCCACGCTCAAACTTGCAGAGGGGACTTTCGTAAGGATCCATAGGGATGTAGTCCATCTGTGCAGCCAACCGCGTGTACATCTTCAGTATCTTATGATAGTTGTGAATGGTGGGCTGTGTGCGGTTGCATTCAGTGTGCAAGAAGTCGTCGAAGGCCTTCACGTTCTTGGGAGTGATGTCCGCGAAGCTGTTCAACCTGCCGAAGCGCTTCATGGCATCCATCGTGACACGCTTGCGCTGCTGAGTGGCAGCGACAATATCTTCCTTGGCAATCTGCTCAATCATGAAGTCGATGAAGCCTGTCTTAGAGGCTTTTCTTTTCTGCATGTCACGATTTTCCTTCTTCTTGGCTGTATCCTTGCCAATATGAAGGTCAATGTTCTCAATGGTCAGCTCTTCACCATTCTTTATCATGGCTTCTACAACGTGCCTGTAGATGCTAACCTGTGTCTTTAACTCCTCACTGTACTGAAGCTCCTTCCACTCAAAGGGGTCACAGCTGCTGACGGTTACATACTTCCGAACACCATTGCCGAGGTAGATACGGATTTCGACCTTGCCGCGTCCGGTTTTTGCTACTTCCTTCTTCCTGTCATAGATGACGGTAACAAAATCTTTTTTCATTTGCCTTTTGCTTTGCGCGGGGTGGCAGACGCAGGAAAACGAGTCGGGATTGTGATAATCCTCTTTCTCTTAGTGATTTAGGCCGTTGTCCAGCTCTTGTTTCCGCTTCTCAGTGATTTTTGTTACCACTTTCGGGGGCAGTCCCAAAATCCCGTTTTTGGGTGGTTGGTAACAAAAACTGAGGTTACTTTGGTAACAAAATCGGTAACAAAATGTCCAATCATGTCCTTTTTCGCCTTTTTGTCCTTAGTCTGCATTCTCGCAGGTTGAACATTATTTTTCACCCTGCTGGCCGTGAAGCGCAAAGTTGGCTCTCTTGATTATCAGTTACTTACACCTTATGAAGGGGTAAAAAAATAAGAGCGTCCGACTTTGTAAGTTGAACGCTCTCGATACATGGGGATAATTTTTTGCGGTGCGTACGAGACTCGGACTCGTGACCTCCTGCGTGACAGGCAGGCATTCTAACCAACTGAACTAACG